CACGTCAATTTTATTAAGGAGAAGAATAATGGAATGGATTATGGGAAGATTAAAAGAACCTTCAACATACGCAGGCGCGGGTGTAGGGGTTATAGGTGTAGGTATTATTATTGACCAACCAATATGTATTTTTATAGGGATTGCTGCGGCAGTCATATCTTTTGTATTGAAGGAAAAGGGGATACTATAGTATGGCACTTCCTTTAATAGGAGGATTGTTAGGGGCTGTTGGTGATATTGCTGGTTCATGGGTTAAGGGCAAAGTAGAAGAGAAAAAGGCCCTAACCTCTATAAAAGTAGCTAAAGCCAAGGCAGAAGCGACCGTTTACGAGAAACAGGCAACGGGCGAACTGGATATGGAGAAGTCCCTCACCGACCAAATGGGGGGTTCATGGAAAGATGAGGCCTGGACAATTTTTTTTATTGCAGTTTTGGCGGGATGCTTTATACCTTGGACACAGGATGCTGTACAAAAAGGATTTGTATTTTTAGATGAGAGCACACCAGATTGGTTTGCTAACTGTATTTATATATCTATATCAGCATCTTTTGGTTACCGTGTTGCTAAAGGTGGTATGGGTATGATAGGAGCGGTTAAAGGAACAAATAAAGTTTCTAAAAAAGTTACAAAGGAAGAATAAACTATGGCACAAGGAAACGGAAGACTTCCTCCTTCACAAATCGATTCAGCTATGCCTGGATCCGGAATGGATTTAGAGGGTGGCGAAGATATCGAAGTAGAAACAGTTGAGGAAGAGACTCCTAATTTTGATGAAAGCATGGTTGAGGTTCAAGAAGATGGTTCTGTCAATATAAATTTTGAAGAAGCAGCAGCGGAAGAGTTATCACAAGAATTTGATTTTAATTTATCCGAAAGTATAGATGACGATACGTTAATGGAAATTTCTACAGAGCTGTTAGGTTTATATGAAGAAGATAAAGAAAGCCGCCAAGATTGGGAAAACTCTTATGCAGAGGGACTCAAACTTTTAGGATTAAAATACGAAGAGCGTGATGAACCTTTCCGTGGGTCTAGTGGTGTTACGCATCCTGTTATTGCAGAAGCGGTTACACAATTCCAAGCGCAAGCGTATAAAGAATTATTACCGGCAAGTGGCCCTGTTAAATCTCAAATTATAGGGGCGACAGATACACAAGTAGAAGCGCAAGCGCAACGTGTACAAGATTATATGAATTATCAAATAATGAATGTAATGGAAGAGTACGATCCGGAACTTGATAGATTATTGTTTTATTTACCATTAGCGGGAAGTGCTTTTAAGAAGGTATATTTTGACGACACTTTAGATAGAGCGGTATCTAAGTTTATACCCGCCGATGATTTAGTGGTTCCATACAACGCTACCGATTTACAATCTGCATCACGCGTAACGCATGTTGTGCGGATGTTAGAAAACGAAGTAAAAAAATTACAGGCGGGAGGATTTTATAGAGACATACCCTTGCAGCCGTATGAAGAAGACGATGAGTTAAGGGATAAAGAAAGAGAGATTTCTGGCATATCTAAAACTTCTGTGGACAGTGATTGCACTTTATTGGAGTTTCATACAAATTTAGATCTTGAAGGTTACGAGCACATGGATCCTTTTGCTAATGAACCTACAGGAATTAAACTTCCCTACATTATTACAATAGATTTAGAAAGCGGAAAAGTTTTAGCTATTCGTAGAAACTGGAAAGAGGGCGATGAGCTATATAAAAAACTTCAGTATTTTGCGCATTATAAGTTTTTACCGGGATTAGGTTTTTACGGTTTAGGATTATTACACATGATAGGTGGTTTGGGTCGTTCCGCTACCTCCATTCTTCGTCAGCTCATCGACGCGGGTACATTAGCCAATCTCCCTGCTGGTTTTAAAGCAAGAGGTATTCGGATCCGTGAGCCTGACGAGCCCCTGTCTCCCGGCGAATTCCGTGATATAGATGTTCCTGGTGGAGCCTTAAAAGACAGCATTCTTCCTCTTCCCTATAAAGAGCCAAGTCAAACTTTAATGCAGCTTTTAGGATTTGTGGTTGACGCTGGGAGACGATTTGCAGCCATTACGGATATGCAAGTTGGCGATGGTAATCAATCTGCAGCCGTAGGAACAACGGTAGCCTTATTAGAAAAAGGTTCTAAAGTAATGTCGGCGATTCATAAACGGTTACATTACGCGCAGAAACAAGAGTTTAGAATGTTAGCAAAAGTTTTTGGTGAGTACTTACCACCAATGTATCCATACAATGTTTATGGTGCGGAAGCTTCTATAAAACAAGCGGACTTTGACGATCGTGTCGATGTTGTGCCGGTATCCGACCCAAATATTTTTTCTGTGTCGCAACGTATGGCGTTAGCGCAAACACAATTACAACTTGCTCAGTCTAATCCAGAAATGCATAATATGTACGAAGCGTATAAAAGAATGTATGAAGCGGTAGGTGTACAAAACATAGAAGCTATTCTACCTCCGCCACAACAACCGCAACCTATTGACCCTGCAATAGAAAATGCGCGGGCTTTAATCCAAGAAAACCTACAACCTTTTGAAGAGCAAGATCAGGATGCGCATATTGCAACGCACGTTGCCTTTATGAAATCTCCAGTTGTTGCTTCTACGCCACCAATCTTTGCGTTATTATTAGCGCATGTTTGTGAGCATATAGGTTTAAAAGCAAGAGGAGTTGCTATGATGGAAGCGATGGATATGGCTCGTCAAGCGGAAGCACAAGGAATGCCTCCACCACAATTTGACGGAGAATCAAGAGTAGCGGTTCTTATTTCGCAGTACACAGCAGAAGTCTTGCAATTATTTGCTCCGCCTCCAGAAGGAGAAGTGGATCCATTAGTAACTCTACGTGAGAAAGAATTAGAAATTAAAGCGACAGATATACAACGTAAAGCATTAGAATTTGACGCACGCATGGAATTCGAGCAGAATCGTGAAGAAGGTCGCCAAGAATTAACAGCGGAAAGAATTAATTCTAGTGAGGACATTGCGCAGTTACGTGCAACGGTTGCTAGAGAAAAGATGCGTAAGGACTATAAGGTAGGAAACTAATGGCATTATACCAAGGAAAAACAGTTTCGCTCAATAAGCCTATGAAAGGCGATGTGAAAAAGTTTAAAGTCTTTGTAAAGTGCGACGGAAAAGTAAAGAAAGTTAACTTTGGTGATAAGAATATGACAATTAAGTCACATATTAAAGCCAACAAAAAAAGTTATTGTGCACGAAGCGGTGGTATTAAAGGAGCAAGTGACAGATGTTCTGCTAATTACTGGTCACGTAGACAATGGAAGTGTGGAGACGCGTAATGGCAAATAAAACAGTAGATGCACCCGACGGATTTCATTGGATGAAAGATGGAAAAGGTTACAAACTTATGAAAGGCGATTATGCACCGCACCCAGGAGCGGTTAAAAAAGCGTCTTTTTCCGTGCAAAAACAACATAAAGGCGGAAAGAAAAAAACATGAACAAGCCAACCGTAACCAAAGTAGCGTCTAAACTTGAAACACATGAAGCGGTGTGTGCAGAACGTTGGAAAGAAACTATTATAAGAATAAAACGCTTAGAACATATAATGATAGGCGCAGCGGGAACAATTATTGTATTATTATCAACAATGGTATGGAGAACATAATGAAAAGAGATAAAGGACTAGCCGGTCAAATGGCCGAGCAAATGTATATTCCTAAGAATGCTGCTAAGGGTATGTTAGCAAAAGCTAAGAAAATGAATGACCGTGACGGATTTATGGGCGGCGGTTCAGCACATAGCAGCGGAGTACGTCGTTTACAACAATCTAAAATGAATATGGCCGGAGGCGGAACAGCCCGTCGTGCAGGCGTAGCTATTAAAGGTTTTACATTTAAGGGGATATTCTAATGACAATGAAAAACAAAAAAGATGAGCAAGCTGCTCGTGATGCTTTTTATGATCCAAAAGGCGGAACAGATTATTCGGCTACTATGTCTTTTGAGCAGTTTTATAAAAAGATATGGCCAAATTTTGCCCAGGGCGGAGTAAGTTTAGATTTTGAAGAAGGCGAAGTAGCTAGTAGCATGTTCACAGGTGGTGCAGCTATGAGAGGACGTAACTTTAGTGGTAACTATTAACAAAGGAGAAAAATAATGCGCGGAAAAAAATATAATACAGGCGGCGTAGGTCGTGGCAATTATGGTACGCAAACACCCGGAGCGCGTGCTGGAGATGCTATGGAACAAGTAATCAAAGACATGGGAAAAAAAGGTGAAGAAGGACATAGACCTCCTTTATCTCTTAACCAAAAAATAAAAATTAAAGCTTCAACCTTACCTAATAGAAAAAACAATGTGTTTACAGCAGTAGCAACAGGAAAAAAAGTTAAACCAACCTCTTATAATATGGGCGGCACTATGAAGAACTACCAAGACGGCGGCGGTGCAACATCTCCTAATTCTATTTCTAACAGCGATAAAAAGTTTTTAGATAATGTTTTAAAAAAAACAAAAGAAGGAAAATCTATTTCTGACAGCGATAAAAAGTTTTTAAATAATCTTTTTGACACATCTCCTAAAACATTTTCAAGGAATTCTATTTCTAACAGCGATAAAAAGTTTTTAAAAGATGCGCTAAAGGGAGAAGATAGAAATATGGGCGGCACTATGAAAAATTATAGAGACGGTGGTATAGAAGCGGCAGACAAAGAAGGTAGCCGTTTAAGTATTTCTATGGAAAGACAAGAAGACGCAGGATACTCTCCGTCAGAAGCGGATTTTGATCAGCAAAATAGATTAGCTGCAGAAGGTATTATGGAAGTGGGAGCTGACGTTAAAATTATACAGGGTCATAACTCACGCGCTTCATTAGGTGAAACGGAAGGTGTCCGTGGCACAGGAGCAATGGTAAGAGGAACGAAGTTTGTTGGAGTCCTTTAGTGGATTCATTGAATTTTGCATATGCTATTCTTAAAGGAATACAAGAAAGAATAGCATTAACAGAACAGGCCATACTCGCGGGTAGTCCTAAAACTATGGAGGACTACCGCCAACTGGCAGGCGAGTTAAAAGGTTTGCAATTTGCAGAGCGTGAAGTTAAAGATGCTCTGGATAGAAACGAGAAAGCAGAAAGTAATTGAAAATCGAAAGGATAACTAATGTCGAAAACACTTTATGTGCCCGACCATGTTGTGAAAGCAACCAAGAAAAAGAAAAATGTCAACGTAGAACCTTTATATAAACCGCAAGATGCTAAAGTTCTTGATCCGAGTTTAATAGAGAAAAACCTTAAAGAAAGACTTCCTCAACCTACTGGGTGGCGTATTTTAGTCATGCCGTATATGGGGAAAGCAACAACAGACTCAGGAATTTATATTCCGGATGCTG